TACAGGCGGCGGCGGTGGCGCTGGCGGCTACACTGGTGGAGCTAATATTGCAGGCGGAGTAGGCGGTACAGGTGTCGTGATTATTCGTTATCAATTCCAATAGGACCACAATGGCTCACTTTGTAGAATTGGCTGTTTAACAATGCCCCTCATCAGCACACGCGGCGGCTTGTCTACTCGGGCCTATGGTATGTTTGCAAAACGTGGGAATTTTACATCTGCAACCGGCGGAACCGTCACGACTGACGGGGACTTCAAGGTCCACACGTTTAATTCAAGCGGCACCTTTACAGTAACGTCTGTAGGAACAATTGCCACAGCCGATCTTTTGATGATCGCTGGTGGTGGGGGTGGGGGAGCACACTCATGCGGTGGCGGTGGTGCCGGTGGAAGAAGATATTTAAGTGGTGGTACAGCCATCACATTAGCAGTTAATTCATATACTATTGATATCGGCTCCGGTGGAACTGGTGGACCGTCTAATACTGATAGTGCAGGCACTAATGGTTCAGACTCTACGATGACTGACCAAACCGCCGCAACAGGTGGCGGGGGTGGGGCTGGGGCTAACTCACCCGACCCGGCGGCAAGCGGCGGTAGCGGTGGCGGTGCTCGCGGCAACGATAACATTGGTAACGGGGGTGCAGGCTCCCAAGGTGGTAATGGCGGAAATAGTAGTGAAAATCCATCCGGCGGCGGCGGCGGTGGTTCCAATGCTAATGGTGGGGCATCGAGTGCAAATGTTGGTGGCGTCGGTGGTGCAGGCACGGCTGACTCAATCACTGGATCATCTGTAACTCGTGCTGGTGGTGGTGGTGGTGGTGGTTATACATTTGATGGATCTAACGGCGGCGCTGGTGGTGCCGGTGGCGGCGGCGCTGGTTCAAGCGGCACGGGGGTTGCCGGAACTGCCGGGACGGCAAATACAGGTGGTGGTGGTGGCGGTGGAAATAGGTGGGGAGATGCAGGCTCTCGTGGGCCGGGTGGCGCGGGTGGCTCTGGCGTTGTAATCATTAGATATAAATTCAAATAGAGGCAGTCATGGCCCATTTTGCAGAATTGGATACCAACAACGTAGTCCTGCGGGTAATCGTTGTCTCAAACGCAGACACGGCAGACGTAAGCGGTGCGGAAAAAGAAGAAATTGGTGTGGCTTTCTGCAACCGCCTCCTTGGTGGAACCTGGAAGCAGACCAGTTATAATGCTAATATTCGCAAGCGTTACGCTGGTATTGGCTACACCTATGATGCTGGCCGGGATGTGTTCATTACTCCCCAGCCGTACCCGTCCTGGGCGCTGGACGAGAACACCGACTGGCAAGCTCCAGTGCCGATGCCGACTGACGGCAACAGGTACAGTTGGGATGAAGATACGCTGGCCTGGGTTGAGACAACTTCTTCTGTCTAATTAGGTGATCTATGTCTCTAGCAATGACCTATACGTCTCTACTAAGCGATGCGCGGTCATACCTGGAGCGTGGTTATGTTTCAGATCCCATCGTCTATGAGCAGCTCCCACGGCTGGTTGATCTAGCCCAGCGGCGTATTTCCAGGGAACTGAAGGTTCAGGGGTTTGAACGGGTACTGATTACCACCGTTACGACAGGCGTAAATGCCGTTCCTAAGCCAGACCGCTGGCGGGAAACTGTTTCCATCAGTGTCGGAACAGGGGCAAATTACAATACTACTAGCCCCCTATTTCCTAGAGGACCTGATAACATTTGGACGGTCTTCCCTGACTCAACCGTCGAGGGTACTCCAGAATATTACGCAGATTACAATCTTAATTTCTGGCTTATCGGGCCTACACCAGATGACGCTTACCCTATGCGGGTCATCTATTATGAGCTGCCATCGTCGCTGGATGACTCCAATCAAACCAATTACTTGACTGAATACGCGCCAAATCTTTTGCTATATGCTGTGCTCCTAGAGGCCACCCCTTACCTTAAAAACGATGAGCGCATAGGGGTTTGGCAGCAAATGTATGACCGAGCGGCTCTGGCCTTGAATGGCGAGGATCTGCGTAAAATCCTAGATAGAACGACCGTGAGGAAGGAAGCATGACCACTTACACAGATGTATTTGGCGGATCTGTTATATATCCGTCAGAGGTATCGTATCGGTCTATTTCCCTTACTGCCAACCTGACGCTCTCTTGGCCGCTTGAATCCAACACAAGCCCAAATATTGTAGCGCAAATTATGGATGTAGCCTCTACCGGCGCATTCACCATTACTATGCCTCCAGCCAATCAAGTCTCGGTTGGCGAAACGGCCACATTCAACAATTTGAGCAGCTATACGATCACCATCGCTAACAATGGTGGCGGCACCATTGGCACTCTGCTTTCGGGCCAATCGCGTCAGTTTTACGTTACGGACAATTCCACGGTTAATGGCTCTTGGGACAACATTGCTTTTGGCAATGTGACATCGACAACCACTGCCGCCTCTTTGGCTGGTGCTGGTCTTGTTGCCATCAGCACGTTGCTAAATCAGTCGTGTCCTGTTTCGGCCAAGAACGCAGGCTACAACTTGGGCGTTAACGATAGAGCGCAACTTATTATTTCAACGACTGGAAGCCTGACATTTACATTTACCGCAGGCGCAACTCTTGGAAACAATTGGTTTGTCTTTGTCCGCAATTCAAGTGATGGAACATTAACGCTCGATCCAAATAGCTCAGAAACTATTGACGGCGCATCCACCCTCACTTTGCAGCAGGGTGATTCCTGCATGGTCGTCTGCAACGGCACCAACTTCTTTACTGTTGGCATTGGCCGTTCTGCGACAAGCACAGTTACTGCTATTTCAATTGACGGCTCAGGTGGAGCCGGTGACCAGACGCTTACAGCGAACGAAGTTGCAGCGTCAATTCAGACGTTCACCGGCACAATCACTGGTGATCGTAATTATCTGTATGGGTCTAACCCTGGGTATTGGTTCGTATTCAACGACATAACACTTGATGGACACACTGCGGCTTGGGCTGTTGATGGCGGTGATGCTGGTGTGACCAGTGCTGATATAGCCAACGGCACACGCGGTCTGATCGTTTCCAATGGAACAAATATGTTCCTTGCCATGTCTTCTTCTGGAGGCACGGTCACTAACGTAGCCACCGGCACGGGCCTTACCGGCGGGCCGATTACGACAACCGGCACAATTGCCCTTGCCAACACCGCCGTTACCCCCGGATCGTATGCCAATGTTAACATCACGGTAGATGCTCAAGGCCGCTTAACCGCAGTTTCCTCTGGCCCTCTTATATCTGTAATCACCAGCAACACAAACGCAGTGGCAGGGGTTACTTATGGCTGCAATACGTCTGGTGGTGCATTTACACTAACGCTTCCAAGCTCACCAACGGCAGGGGATTTCGTTGGTGTTATTGATACAAACGAAACATTCAATACCGAAACCCTTACGATTGCTCGCAACGGCAGCCCTATCATGCTTCTTGCTGAGAACATGACTGTTCAAACGCAGTCTGCATCATTCAATCTTGTTTACGTTAATGGCACTACTGGATGGGCCATTGTTTAATGGCACTCCTTCCACTTCCCATTAGATGCCTGCCTGGGGTCAAGCGTGACGGTACGCAGCTTGAAGGCAATTTCTATATTGATGGTCAGTGGATGCGGTTCCAGCGTGGCTTGCCGCGTAAGATGGGTGGCTATCGTCGTCTGACGGATCAAGCCCCTGGCATCGTCTATACGATGGACGTTCATACAAACTCTGGCGTCACCAATATCCACATGGGATCTGGTTCTAAGATTGAACAAATCAAAATTACTGAGAACAACATAGTCACAGATATTTTTGACAGAACGCCAGAAAGTGATTTTACATCAAACGTAAATAACCTTTGGCAGTTCTCTGCGTTCTATGATTCTACAAGCAGCTATGTAGCTTTAATTGCCCACGTTGCTTTGAACTTGAATGACATTTCAAATGACGTAGATGGTAAAATATTTATTGGAAACATAGACGACACAGCCGCGCTAACACTTTTGACTGGAGATGACATTCCAGATGTCTCCGGTGGCGTTGTGTCTGTTTTTCCGTATCTGTTTGCCTACGGCTCGAATGGTTTCCTTACTTGGTCAGCGCCAAACAATCCAAACAGCTTTGCCGTCTTAGATGGCGGTGGCGGTCCAGATGGCGCTCGCGTAACGTCATCCAAGATTGTTAAGGGTCTGGCTATCCGTGGTGGTGGTGGTAACTCACCGTCTGCATTGTTCTGGGCATTAGACAGCGTTGTCCGCGCTACATTTGTCGGGGGCAATCAAATCTTTCAGTTTGATACGCTGTCTGACCAGACGAGCATCTTGTCATCGTCTTCGCCCATTGAGTATGACGGCATTTTCTATTGGTGCGGTATTGACCGCTTCTTGATGTTCAACGGCGTTGTCAGAGAAATTCCAAACCAACTCAATCTGAATTGGTTCTTTGACAATCTGAACTATGTCCACCAACAGAAAGTATTTGCATTTAAAGTCCCGCGCTTTGGTGAAATCTGGTGGTGCTTCCCGTATGGCAACGCCACTGAATGTACCCATGCCGTGGTCTTTAACATTCGTGAGCAGACTTGGTACGACACTATCCTGCCCAACGGAGGCCGGTCTGCCGGTCAATTTGCCCAGGTCTATCGCTATCCCATTATGATTGGGAACCAGCCTGTAGAGGATGCTGGCTATAAATTATGGCAGCACGAAACCGGTGTGGATGAGTTTGATGGACTGTACGCCAATGCGGTCCCGTCTTATTTTGAAACGGCTGACATCAGCGCAGTTTCTCCACCAGAAGGCGGGCAGTCTTCCAATAAAGCCTTACGGGTGGCTTATGTTGAGCCTGACTTTGTACAGACCGGGTCTATGAAGATGAACATATCTGGCCGCAGAAACGCCCGTGCGCCTTTGGTTGTTGGGCCTGATTACTTTTTTGATCCAGACACCCAGCTCCTTTATCCTAAAGAAGAGCGGCGTGAACTGCGTTTTCGTTTTGAATCAAATGCAGCCGGTGGAAACTACGAAATGGGTACGCCTCTGGCCCACATTGAACCCGGCACTGGCACCATTTTGGGTAGCAGATAATGCAACAATTTAATCAGTTCAGAACATACGCAGAGGGCGAGAACATGCCGATTACCGAAGATGGCATCCCTGGGGTAATGGCTCGTAACGGCGGCGTATCCATGAAACGTGGTGGCGCGTTGAGAACAGCCGCCCGTAAGGTCCAATCGGCTGGTTTCGGAGAGGACAAGATCCTCGTCCACATCAATCCGTCTGAGTACGCAGAGCTGATCCGTAAGCATGGCCCTGTGACCTACAACGATGAAACTGGCCTGCCTCAGTTGGGCTTCTTTAAGTCTCTTGGTAAAATTCTAAAGATCGCCGCTCCCATTATTCTTTCCGTTGCTCTCCCTGGGCTTGGCACCGCTATTGGTGTTGGTATTGGGTTAACCGGAACAGCAGCCGCCGCAGTTGGTGGGGCAATTCTTGGCGCTGGGACTGGCTTTGTTACCAGCGGAGGAAAGCTGAAGGGCGCTCTTATGGGCGGCGTTGCTGGGGGCTTCGGAGGTTATCTCCAAGGTGCCAGCGGAATGGGTGGGTTAACCCCAACGGAATATGGAAATTTAACTTTTGCTCAGAAAGCAATGGTTGGAAACAATTTAGGGTTCTTGGGCGCTACAGATCCTGCAAAGGCTGTTATGGATGCTAGGTTCGTGTCAGGCAGCGGAATACCCGGCATGAAATTTAATCAAGCTCTTGCTGACAAATTTACCCCTGCCACTCCCCCCTCTTTCCTAGATTCAATTATTGGTAAAAGCCAACTTACTTCTAGTGTACTAAATCCGGCAATGAAGGGTTTACCAGCCCTTCTGACATCTCCTGCTGGAATCACGGCGGGCGGTTTTTTAATTGATGCTCTTGGTAAGAAGAAACCTACTGGAGCCGGAACCGGAACTGGAACTGGAACTGGA